GTGATCATTAAATAGATCAACATGGTTTTGTAGTGAATAGGTATTTGAGACACATTTATCGAATGCAAGGCTTCCATTTGAACTGTATTTCAGACAAGCCGCATTTTTAATCAAATTTTTTTCACTATCAAAAACTGGAGCACGTTCAACTACCAATGGCTCGAAAAAAGATAAGTCTTTATAGTTATTATGTGTATACACTTCTGCGTTTTGCATTTTTTACCTCATTCATTTAGTTGTTAAAAACGAGACGAATATAAACTATATTTTAATTGCGTCAACACCCTATTTAATTTTTTTTTTAATCTTCGTAAACATCAAACCACGCAGGGGTTTTTGTAAATTTCCATTCTGCAAACTTTCTTTTTTCTCCAAGATAATAATCAATGTAAGCTTCTTGGGTTGGACTAATTGCTTTTAGGGATGGGCTGACAATTTTGTATTGTTCAGGCATACATTGTGGAGGCTCATAGAATTTTTTTTGCTCAATGTTTTTGGGAAGGGCTGACAATTTTGAAAGTAAACCTGACATTTCTACTTTGTGTGTTTTCTTGTATCTCAAGGTGTATTGAAAGCAGAGTTCATCCAACAACTTGTGTAGCCATATATAATTACCTGACCCACTCCTAGCCCATACAGCGCAGGGGTGGTTTTTATATGCTGACTTGTACAAGTCTTTGAATTGCACTCTGTCACCATCGAGTTCATGGTGTGCTGTACATAACAATTGAGCACTCTCAAGAACCATCTTGACAACGTGTTTGTCACAGTGCCAAGCGGCACAGGTGGTTGGGTGATCATGCAGAAAAAAGATATTCATTGTGCGTTCCATTTGACAGTTAAGTTATTATCAAATACTTTTAAAAATCTATGCTTTTGTGATCTTTTCCTCCACTCTCCTTCTAAATTCTTAACTGAACCACGAGAATGTTTTACATATGTACCATCATCTTTTTTAATCCAGAAATCTGACTTTTGGTCTGTTAGTCCATAATAACCAAACCCCAAAGCTTTGTAAACAACCCCATCGTGATAATCATTATCTGCGTAGCTGAGTATAGCTCTTACTTCATTATTTTTTCTAAGTGATTTAATTGCTCTGGACACAAACCAAGAGGCTAAATTGTGTTCTTTTGCTTGATGATCTGGATGTAAGACCAACCTTGACAACTCGTACAAGCCGTTTTGTTTAGTCCTATCTAAACCAAACATCCCCTTGGCTAGTTCTGGAACTGGTAGTCCAGTAAATATACATACACCAACTATTTCTTTTTTATATAATAAACCGTAGTTGGAACCAGACTTAAATCCACGAGATATGTTAGTTAGGTAATGATATTTCTGTAATAAATCTTCACAATCTTTTTTGTTAATAACTTTGAGCATATAATATTTTTTACTCATAGCACTTCTCTTTGATTTATTTATTTTTCATCCATCACCTTAGTTACAACCCACCTTCCACGTTCATGTAAGTATTCCCACCTTTTAGCCGCACTAGGATGCACAAGACCTAGTTCAGTGTCATATTTCCATTCCCACTGAATATATTTACCATCAGAGGCTCTGCGTACAACCTCTGGAAAAGGACGTTTGCTTTTCTTTTTGTTATATTTTTTTTGATGCATCTTTAATCTCACCTGTTGAAAGATTGTAATAAATTAGGCTAACATTCAAATCTTTTTGTATAGGATTTAATACACGATTAATAAATGTGTTTGGATTTTTAGATTTACTTGATCTAAAAGACATAGTTTTTACTTCTATTAATCTAATCTTTTTAGTCTCTGGATGTATGGCTACAAGATCAACAGGACCAACATTGTTAGTCTCGTGATATACGTAGTATCCCTTATCTACAAAATGCTTCATTACAGCTAGTTTTGATTGCATACCTTTTTTATGTTTAGCGTTCATAATAGTGCTCTCTTTAATCTTGCTACAGATAATTCATGTTGTGTTAGTTTATCAATACCAGACTTTTTTTCATTATCATCTTTAAATTTAAACTCTTTTTGAACACCTTGCAGGTGAATTGTAAATGCACACATTTTAGCCCTGTATTTTATGCCTATAGCTGAACCAACTGTTATGTCAGCTAATTTAGCCACTTCCTTTGTGGTGTGTCCCTCTTTAAATAAATCACAAACTTTTTGTTTAAACTTTTCTGAATGTATATATCTCATATCCCTACTCCACAAATTCGTGTGTTATACCATCAACCGTGACACTCTCTAAAGTATCTAAGTTTACATTTCTGTAGCCTTTACTTTTAGTGTCGTACATAGTCAAATACTTGGTTGCATCATTGCGGTTTATACCACCTTTTAGATGTTTGTTTACGTTAAGCCTACCGTTCATGTGTCTCACAGAGCCATCTGATTTAACAAAGGATACAGAAAAGAACCTGTCTCTAACAGTTGACTCTACAATTCGTCTAGTCATTTCAGTAGTTTTTGGTTTTGGGTATTGTATTTTTATGTTTTGCATTGGATGACTCCAATTAATAGTTAAATGGAATATCCTTATAGCATAGATAAAATACTCTATCAATAATTAATTTTGTTTAGGTAAATAAAAATAATACTAGACAGGTGTTTTTTCACATGATATTAGACTGTTTGTCGATTGGCAATAACAATATTATTATAATAACAATCAGGTAATATTATGAATAATATAATAAAAGATTTTATATCTACTGAGTATATACCAGTAGGTATATCTAATAGATATGATTGTCCTATATGTAATGGAACTAATACTTTATCAGTAACTAACTTTGGTAATGAGATTAAATATTATTGTTTTCATTCAGATTGTAGTAGAGGTGGAGTAATTAAAGAAGGATTGAGTGACAATTCTTTTGAGACTAGTAGTAGTATTGTAAAAGATAAACCTAGTTTTAATATTCTAGATTATAAAAATAATTTCAGTTTAGAATTAATCTGTAGACCAGAATGTGTAGATTATTTGGAAAAGAATAATTGTTGGGAAGCATGGTGGAATAACAGGGCAGATATAAGATATGATTTTAAACAAAACAGAATGGTATTTATAATAAATGACGGTAGTAAAATAGTGGATGCTGTAGGTAGAGCACTTGGGGACAAACTACCAAAATGGTACAGGTATGGTAACTCTGGTGCGCCTTACATTTGTGGTAATCATTCCACAGCAGTTTTAGTTGAAGATGCTGCATCAGCTACTGCTGTATCAAGTTTTGCCACAGGGGTTGCAATGCTTGGAACTAATCTATCTGAAAAAGCTATTAACAAACTTTCATCATACAAAAAAGTTTTAGTTTGTTTAGATGAAGATGCCAGTGATAAAGCCATTCACATTGCTCAAAGACTACACTGGGCAGTAGAAAAAGTTGAGATTAGAATATTAACTCGTGATTTAAAACGCTTAACAACCAATGAAGCTAAAAAGGTATTAAAATTAGATGATTGATAAATCAGTAATAGTTGCGTGTTTAAAAAAAGACAATTACAATCGTGTATCAAATTTAATTAAGAAGGATTACTTTCCAAAAGAAATAGGAACAATTATTGATGTAATTAATAAATTACATAAGAAATATGAGAACGACATATCTCTTGAAGATGTCATGCTATCTCACAGAGATTCGTTTCCTGCAATGCCAGAGGCTACAAGACTGAGAGTAGAGCGTGATATAAACTCTTTGTTCACCGTAAAAGTACAGGACGAGTTGGTAGCCGACATACTGCACAACTTTTGGAAAAGAACCAAAGCTAAACAAATAGGAGAACAGGCACTTGATATTTTTCTTGGTAAATCAGGTGACACAAGCCCCTTGTTATCCTCTGTTGAGGACTTAAAAAACAATGAGGTAAAGTTATCAAATACTTACACAGTTCTAAATGAAGATATTGAGACTAGTTTAAATGAATTTGAACGTGAGCCTGAGTTTAAGTTTCCATCACAAATAAGAGATTATGTAACAGGAATTGACAGACAAAACCTTGGAGTTATATTTGCTAGACCAGAAGTAGGTAAGACATCATTTGCCGCATGGTTGTGTGGATGGTATGTAAAGAATAATCTAAAGGTGGCCTATTGGGGAAATGAAGAACCAGTTCGTAAAACTCGCATGAGAGTGGCCAAATCTATTCTTGAATTATCAAGACAAGAAATATTATTAGATAAAGATAGGTTCATAGAAAAATATAAATCAGAAGTATTACCATATGCTACGTTCATGGACTGTGTTGGTACAAGCATACAAGAGGTTGAAGACTACTGCTTTCGTAATGAAGTTGATGTAGTATTTATAGATCAACTAGATAAAGTTAGAATAGATGGTGAGTTCTCTCGTGGTGATGAAAGACTAAAAGAATTGTATGCTCGTAGCCGTGAGTTAGCTAAAAGAAACAAAGTTGCTGTATGGGCTGTATCGCAAGCCTCTTATGAAGCACATGGTCGTGAAATAATTGATTATTCTATGTTAGATGGTAGTAAAACAGGAAAGGCAGGAGAGGCTGATATAATTATAGGAATAGGTGTATCAGAGCATGAGGACTTTAGAACTTTAAAGTTTTCTAAAAATAAGATCAATGGGTATCATGGGTCTATAGTTTTAAGACGCGATGGAGAAAGGGACATATTCTTATGATTGTAACAGTTGTTGATATAGAGACAACCTTTGATAAAAATAGAAATGTAGTATCTTCACCTTTTTTTGGTGATGATCTTGTTTACATAGGGTGGTTTAGTTTTGATACAGATTCTTCTGAAACAGAAAGATTAGGTGTATTTTTTAATCACAATCAAAAAGAACCTGAAGAAAACGGGCATAAGATTGTACAAGATACATTGGAGGGAACTGATATTCTTGTAGGACACAATATTAAATTTGATCTCACTTGGATGAGAGAGTGTAACTTTAAGTATAATGGTGACATTTTTGACACAATGGTTGCAGAGTATTTGTTATCTCGTGGTGAGAAAAAACAACTTAGTCTAAAGGAATGTTGTGCAAGGCGTAATCTTGATACTAAAAGAACTGATCTCATACAAGAATATTTAGATAGAGGGTTATCATACCAAGACATCAACCCACAGTTGGTAAAAGAATACTGTGACGCTGACGTTGAAATAACAAAACAATTAGCCGATAGTCAATTGGTTGATATGAAAACAAATTGGAAGGAATACATTTATGCTTAAAGTTGCCAAGATGAGCATGGAACTAACAGATGCTTTAATTGATATGGAGCGTGTAGGCATAAAAATATCTAACGATAATCTTAATAAAATTAAAAACGATTACCAACAACAGTATGAAACATTAAGTTTTGAACTGAGCAAGATTGTGTCAACAGTTATGGGAGACACACCAATTAATCTTGAAAGCCCTGATGATCGTAGTAGGCTTTTGTACTCAAGAAAAGTATTAGATAAGAATCAATGGAAAGAGTTGTTTAATATAGGTACGGAGTGGAGAGGTAATACTAAGAAACCGAAATACAAAACAAGAATGTCACCTAAATCTTTTAATCATCATGTAAGAGTTTTGGCTCCTGTAGATAGAAAATCTATAGGAAAACAGTGCGTTGATTGTAAGGGCAGAGGATTTTATATTAAGACATTAAAATCAGGCAAATTAAGTATGAACAAAACCAAGTGTAAAACTTGTGATGCTACTGGTATTTGTTACGATTACATTAATGAAGCAGCAGGATTAAGAATAGTCCCTCGTGGAGTAGAGGATACTTGTGCGGCAGGATTTAAAACAGATAAAGAAACGTTAGATCAAATACTTCCTGAGTTAGAAGGAGTAGCTAGTGATTTTGTGAAGAAGTATGTAAAATATTCTAAGATAAGAACTTATCTAAATACTTTTGTAGATAGTTTAGACAAGTTCCAAGATGAAAACAGTTACATACATCCACAGTTTAATCAATGCATAACTGCTACAGGTAGGCTATCATCTAGTAAACCTAACTTTCAAAATATGCCTCGTGGCAATACTTTTCCTGCAAGAGAGGCTATAGTGTCAAGATTTGATGGGGGCTACATACTTGAAGGTGACTACTCACAACTTGAGTTTCGTGTGGCAGGTTTCTTATCTAAAGACAAAACTATTTATGAAGAAGTAAAGAAGGGTTTTGATGTACATAGTTACACTGCATCCGTAATGGGTGTGTCAAGACAAGATGCAAAAGCCCACACGTTTAAACCTTTGTATGGCGGTATACTTGGTACAGATAGACAAATGAAATACTACTCTGCGTTTAAGGATAAGTACTCAGGAATAACCAAGTGGCATGAGGATTTACAAAATGAAGCGGTCAGTACTAAAAAAGTGGTTCTACCCTCTGGTAGGGAATATGCATTTAAGTTTGCAAAGTTCACATCAAAAGGAACAGCAACAAATGCCACTGCAATTAAGAACTATCCTGTTCAGGGTTTTGCTACAGCAGACCTCTTGCCCTTGGCTCTAATTAAGTTACATAAAAATCTTAGAGAATTAAAAGATAAGGGCATAAAAAGTTTGCTAATTAACACAGTGCATGACTCTCTTGTTATGGATGTGCATCCTCAAGAGAAAAAAGAAATGATTGACTTAATGAAGGAGAGTATGTTATGTATATCTAAAGAATGTGAAAGACGTTACAATATAGTGTTCGATATGCCCATAGACATCGAACTAAAAATTGGGCATGATTGGTTAAACTTACAGGAGATATAAAACCAATGAATGATATAGCAAAGATACAACAAAAAGACATTGATGACAACATGGCAAAAATTGCTGAGATGATTGGACAAGCAGACACATCAAACAGCAATGCAACTATGGGCTACCCAAGATTAGCCATAGAACAACAGAATGAAAACACCAGTGGAGATGTTTTACCAAAAGGGTCTTACCGCTTTAAAATGAATGGTAAGGCTTTGTATTCAAAGGATATTGAGGTAAGGCTATTTGTGAGGTACTATGGATATGATTTTTATAGTAATGAAAGACCAGAGGATTCAATACGAACAGTATTACAACCATCTCTGAGTGATGACTTTCCCGATACAGCAGGGGGCGATAGATGTGGTAAACTATCTAAAGATGATGTAGCCTCATTACCTGCAAATTCTATTGAACACGCTAGACAGAAAAACATTAAATGCACACAGGTTGTGTATGGTATGGTAACTAAAGGCACTGGCGAAAGCGTGGATAAAGAAACTGTTGATTTGAAGGACACACCTTTTATTTGGTCTGCTCGTGGTTCTGCTTTCATGCCAGTAGCAAATTTCATAAGAGAAATACCAAGTAATAAAATTATGTTTAGTCAAAAAGCAAAGATGTCTACTAAACGTAATGTCAATGGTTCAGTGATTTACTACACACCTATCTTTGAGAAACCACAAACTGTAAAGGTATCTGAAACAGATATAACAATTCTAAATGAATTTATGGAAGATATAAAAGGTTGGAATGAACGTGTAGTGAAAGATCACAACGAGAGAAAGGAAAACGTTTTACTTAAAGAAGACTTAGACGTTGCCAAGGAATTAGAGAGCGCAGCTTAGTGTCTGATACTCTTCTACAAAGAGTTCAATTCTTTTTAGAAGCGGCATCAAGGGGGGAGTCAAAAGGCATCCCCCCTAATCTCGTTGAAGAATTTAAAGAAATGTGTGGTTACGCATTAGAAAGACAATTTAGCCGTAAACAGAATGGACCTAAGATAAGAATGTCTGGTGTAGGCAAACCAATGTGCCAACAGCAGATGGCAATGCGTGATGATGTTGTAGAAGATGTAGACTACACATTAGTTATGAAGTTTTTATTTGGAGATATAATAGAAGCTATAGCGGTAACGGTTATGAAAGCAGCAGGAATCAACATAGAAGATGAACAAAAAGCTGTAGAATTAGATATAGGCAACACAACTTTAAAAGGCACGTATGATGTAAAGATTGATGGAAAAGTGTATGATATAAAGAGTGCTAGCCCCGGTGCTTTTTCTATGAAGTTTTCTGCTAATCGTGGTTACAATAACATCAAATCAGATGATGTGTTTGGCTATGTGCAACAAGGCTACCTGTACTCTGAAGCCGCTAATTGTGAATTTGGTGGTTGGATAGCTATTAATAAAGCAACAGGTGAGTGGGCTGTATGTAAGGCTCCTTTACTACAAGATGAAGATAGAAAAGAAGCGTTAGAAAAAAGCCACAACAACATAGTAGAAGTATTAAGTAATAAGAAGTTTAAGAAATCTTTTTCAGATACAGAAGAAGTGTATAAAGATCGCAAGACCAAAGAACTAAAAAAGACAGGTAATAGGTTAATGCATAAGAATTGTGGTTATTGTGGCTACAAAGAGCACTGTTGGCCTAAAGCAGTAATAAAACCTAAAGCTATTTCAAGAGCAGAAAACAAACCTAGAGTTTGGTACACCAAATACGTTAAGGAGAGTATAGAATGATATTGTTTGTTGAAAGATACACAGACTTTATGATAGATCAAAACCCAAATGCAAAGTTTGTATATTTTGAAACTGAGAAGAAAGATGTAGCCTCTGATTGCATACTGCAATTAAGAAGTAAGCAAAATGGTTTACCTTTAAGACATAGACTAAATATGTCTGATAAAGGTATGTGGAAGGATGAAGATTACACAAGTAAATACTTTATGGTGTCTGTAGATTTTTCTTCTATACTAGATGCTAGTAAAGCTTGTGTAACAGTAGTATATCCGATGATAGCTTTTAATATTGCATTATCTAATTTAACAGATAAATATAAAAAACTATTTGAAAAAGAGTATTCAAAGCTAGTGGGACACAATGCTATTAAAAAGGATGTGTTGATACAATGAAATTTAGATCAAGATTTGAAGCACAAGTTGCATTAGCCTTAAACAAACAAAAGATAAAGTTTGAGTTTGAACCTCACAAAATAGGATATGTCCCTCCTCCTCGTGTGTACATACCAGACTTTTATATAAAAGATTATGATTTTTATATAGAAGTAAAAGGTAGATTGTTACAAGCAGATAGAGTTAAACATTTATTGGTTAAAAAACAAAATCCAGACTTTGATGTTAAATTTTTGTTTGCTAATTCGCGTAAAAAGATATACAAAGGTTCTAAGACTAGTCATGCTGATTGGGCTGATAAACATGGTTTTGAATGGGCAGAACAAGTTCCCCCAAAGGAGTGGACCAAATGAGTAATGAAGATGATGTTTTAGAAGGGTTTACATTTAAACCTGAAGGTGATGAAATACCTGATAATATCAAAAAGAGAATAGAAGAAGAATCTTTTGGATTACAAGAAGGTAGACTTTATATAGTTCTAGATAGCACAAATGATGACAGTGTTGACGTAAGATGTTACGATACAACTTCTACTGATGATATTAGTCCTGCACACGTTATGTGTCATGGTATGCTAGAGATACTAAACAATGAACATAACTATGTTACGTCAGTGGGACACGATGTTATACTGAACTTTATGAGTGAAGCAAAGAAAGAAAATGAAGAAGCCGTAATTACAAAACAAGATTTAGGTAGTAATATTATAAATGTAAACTTCGGGAGAAAACATTGAGTAAAGAAATAGATTTAGTAATTCATAAGAAAGTAGAAGATAGAGAGAGTAGAGATAAATATATTCTTAGAAAGTTAAAAGAAGAGTCTGCTTTGGATAAACAGGTTGGTGGTAATCATTACAAAGATTGTACGATACAACCTGTAGAGTTTATAGCAAAAAATAAAATAGGTTTTCTTGAAGGTAACATAATTAAGTATGCAACTAGACACGCTAAAAAAGGTGAAGGAAAAAAAGACGTAGAAAAAATTATTCATTACGCTCAACTTATTTTGGAGTTGCATTATGATAGTAAATAATTCAGTATATATTGATCCTCAGAGAGATGATTTATTTGATGATTTAGGTAAGATAAGACTAAAAGAGTCTTACATGATGGATGGTGAAATATCACCACAAGAGAGATTTGCGTATGTTTCAAGAACTTTTGCAACCAATGAAAACCATGCTCAAAGATTATATGATTATTCTTCGAGACATTGGCTATCGTATTCTACACCGATACTTTCCTACGGTCGTTCACGTAGGGGTCTTCCTATTTCTTGTTACCTTAATTACATTAATGATACAGCAGAAGGACTTGTGGAGAATTTAAGTGAAACAAATTGGCTTTCTATGTTGGGTGGTGGTGTTGGTGTTGGTTTTGGCATACGTTCATCTGGTGATAAATCTACAGGTGTCATGCCTCACCTTAAAATGTACGATGCATCCAGTTTGGCATATAGACAAGGGAGAACTCGTAGAGGATCATATGCCGCATATTTAAACATATCTCACCCTGATATTTTATTATTTCTTGAAATGCGTAAACCAACAGGAGATCAAAACTTTCGCTGTTTAAATATGCATCATGGCATAAATGTATCAGATAAGTTTATGAATTTAATTGAAAGATGCATGACTAATCCTCAAGAGGATGATAGTTGGGATTTAATTGATCCACATAATAATAGAGTGTGTGATACTGTTTCAGCAAAAGATTTGTGGCAGCGCATATTAGAAATGCGTATGCAAACAGGTGAACCATACATACATTACATAGATAAATCAAATGATGCTTTACCCCCTTGGCTAAAACAAAAAGGATTATCAGTAAATCAGTCTAACCTTTGTTCAGAAATAATATTACCAACTAACAAAGATAGAACTGCTGTGTGCTGTTTGTCTTCTGTAAATTTAGAATACTTTGATGAGTGGTCTAAAGACAAACAATTTCTTTCAGATATACTAGAGATGTTAGACAATGTTTTACAAAATTTTATTGACAACGCTCCTGATACTATTCATCGTGCTCGTTATAGTGCGAGGCACGAGCGCAGTGTCGGGGTGGGAGCACTTGGATTTCACGCATACCTTCAGAGCAAGCGTATACCCTTTGATTGCGCTTTAGCAAAGTCTCATAATATTAGAATGTTCAAACATATTAGAGATGGTTTAGATTCTTCAAACAGAGCGTTAGCTTTGCTTAGAGGTGAAGCTCCTGATGCTGTAGGCACAGGACTAAGATGTAGTCACGTCATGGCTATTGCACCCAATGCGTCTAGCTCTATCATAATGGGTAATACCTCTCCATCAATAGAGCCTTGGAGAGCTAACGCATATAGACAAGATACTCTTAGTGGGTCTTTTCTAAATAAAAATAAGTTTCTTGATAAAATTATACAAGAAAAATGTAACAAAGATACTAAACTAAACTATGAAAGGATATGGTCTAGCATCATTGCAAATGACGGTTCTGTTCAACATTTAAGATGTCTTGATGCAGAAGAAAAAGAAGTATTTAAAACTGCTATGGAAATAGATCAAAGATGGGTTATAGAACACGCAGCAGATAGGCAACAGTACATAGATCAAGCTCAATCTCTTAACGTATTCTTTAGGCCAGACGTAGATATTAAATACCTACACGCTATACACTATATGGCGTGGAAAAAAGGACTAAAGACAATGTACTACTGTCGTTCAGAAAAGATTAGCAAAGCTGATAAAGTTAGTCGTAAGATTGAAAGACAGATTATAGAAGAACTAAATATGGAAGCAATTGTTTCTGGTGAAGAGTGCTTGGCCTGTGAGGGATAGTTTAGAATTTAAAAATGTATGCTACATATGTAAACTAGGTTGGGTAACAGGAGATCAGTATGAATTTACATGGTATAGGAAAGGATTAAAACTTTGCTATGAATGTTATTATATGTTAGAAAGAAAAACTAAAGATGAGTAAAGGTATAATAAAATGAACACGGCTAAACTTAATCACATAGATTATTTAAAAAGAGAGATAGAAGAATTAGAAAACTTACTTGATCCTAAAATAAGTGGACAAGGTAGTATATACACTACCATTTCAACTTTGAAATGGCGAATAAAAAATTTACAAAGCATGGAGGAACAGCTAAAATGATAAAACATTGGTTTTGGAATAGTTGTTTTATAAATAAACTATCCAGTATAACTTCAAATATATCTTCTTTTTTGTGGAGAAAACAATATTCAAAAAGGATAAGTAAATAATGCTAACTAAATATGTTATAACAATAATAATGTTCTTTCCCAACATGGCAGATTACGAACGTGGAAATGTTTTAAATGTAACTCATTATCAAGGTAAAGTTGTTGACTTTGATTCTCAATCTAAATGTTTTTCTTATGTTACAAAAAACATAGATGAACTAATAGCGTTTGCAAAAAGATCATATGAAGATACACAAGGCTCTCAAGTAGCAGAAATTCTTTGTATGCCAAAATCTGTAGAAGAGATAGAAACATGAGCACTTTAAAATTACAAGATGAAAGAGATTACTTTAAGCCTTTTCACTATCCTTGGGCTTACGATGCATGGTTAAAACATGAACAATCACATTGGCTTCACACTGAAGTGCCAATGATAGAAGATGTAAAAGATTGGAAAGAAAGCTTATCAGTAGAAGAAAAGTATTTTCTCACTAATATATTTCGTTTCTTTACGCAATCAGACATAGATGTGTCTGGTGGATACGTGGAAAATTATCTACCATACTTTCCGCAGCCGGAAGTAAGAATGATGCTAACTGGCTTTTGTGCTAGAGAAGCACTTCATGTAGCAGCATACTCACACTTGATTGAATCGCTTGGTATGCCAGAGAGCACATACAATGAGTTCAATGAATATGAAGCCATGAGAGATAAACATGATTTCTTCAAAGAATATGTATCGAAGAAAGATATGCCTATACCATTACAGATTGCAGCTATCTCTGCTTTTACAGAAGGGTTAGCACTATTCTCATCTTTTATTATGTTGTTAAACTTTCCTAGACATGGTAAGATGAAAGGCATGGGACAAATAGTTACATGGTCTATCGTGGATGAAACACAACACGCAGAAGGTATGATTAAATTATTTAGAACTTATGTTGAAGAAAATAGAGAGATTTGGAATGATAAAACAAAATCAGATATATACAAGATTGCTAGTAAGATGGTTGATCTTGAGGACAAATTTGTTGATTTGGCGTTCAAGATGGGTACTATCGAAGGACTCACTTCTGATGAGATTAAAAATTACATTAGGTATATAGCTGATCGTAGGCTAATAGCTATGGGCATGAAAGGCATATACAAATCAAAGACCAACCCTATACCTTGGGTTGAGACTATGATCAACGCTCCTACTCATACAAACTTCTTTGAGAACAGAGCTACGGATTATGCTAAAGGTGCATTGCAAGGAGACTGGTCTGATGTTTGGGCTAATTAAATGAAATGTTTACACTGTAATACTAAGATGATTTGTGGTGGTAATCACGATGCTGAAGAAGAAGACTATGAAACGTATGTAGTCTCAACAAATTTTAGTTGTCCAAAATGTGATAGCTTTGCTATGTTTTATTCTTCTAAAGAGGGTTGGGAAAATAATGTTTGATAATAGTAAAAAACACTTACAAGATGTCAACATGACATACTGGCAGCACTTTAAATTTGTTCTTAGTTGTTTACCCTATCTATTTTTTGCCACGATATTTTTTATTATACACGCAATAATACCGGGGTTGTTTACTAATACAGCTAGTTCAATAGTTTCAGAGTTAGATTTTAAACTACTTGAAGGTAAGAAATAATATGCAAGCATTTAACATTAGTTCTGAAATGCTATCAGAAGCCTGTGAGATGGCATCTAAGATGGGAGCTTTACGAGGATCACTACTACGAGGTAAAGGCAATGTGTCAGGCTTTGTAGGAGAAATAGCGGTAAGGGATATTCTAAGGGCAGACCAAAAGAACACGTATGATTATGATTTAGTCTTAGATGATGGTTCTACTATAGATGTAAAAACGCAAGCGGTAAATTCTGTGCCTAGAGATTACTACGAGTGTAACCTAAACCAACACAGTGTAAAACAGAATTGTAATTATTTTGCTTTTGTAAGAGTGCTATCCAATATGTCAAAGGGGTGGTATCTTGGAAAGATATCAAAAGAAAACTTTTTAGCAAAAGCTAAATTTAACCGTTCAGGTTCTATGGCTGAGTCAGGTAATTTTGTATTTAAACTAAATACGTATACTCTAAGAATTAAGGATATTAGCGATGGCTAAAAAAATACAAAAAATGGATAGAACTACAGCACAAAGTCACGCGAGAACTAGTATAGGTTCGTCAATAAACACAAGACCTAAAAATAAACACAAGAAAAGAAGTTTTAAAGTTTATCGTGGTCAAGGTAGGGCTAGATGAGTAATCCACAAGCAACTCTATTTAAACTAGAGGTTCTTTTAAATACAGAGGGAGAGATAGTTCTTGAATCATCTAAACCTCCTGATTCAAAATTAGTAGAGAAAGCTTTTAATGATTGGAATTGTAACTTTGAGGAGACAAAAAAAATAGTCTCATTAGTAGAGTACCTAAGAGACTATCAAAATAATTTTATTAAAAATGTAGAAAAGTTTATTTAGTATTTATCCATTTTGGTTCACAGTGAGCCTTAATAAAAATCTTTTGCCCTCTACTAACCCCTTCAGTTTCGTCTATTTTTTTTGCAAAGTATAGGCACCTATTTAAATCTTCAAACAAAGCAGGGCGTTCTGTAGTTACCCCTGCTATAGTCCAATATAAAGCAAACATAAGTGTCATTTCGTAATTGCTTTCTCATAGTAAACTATTATTTCATTTTGTTGTTTTAAATAACGATCCAGTTCTGACATATTTAAAGACAGGTTTTCATAGTCCCTTACGCTAATCGCATAAAATACTGAATTACCATTTTCTTTTTCAAATACTTTTTTAAATTTATCAATATTGTCTGGTGTAACCACATAAAAGTGCAGATTATTCATCTGCATAGGTTTTGGTTTACCTTGTAGAGGTATCTTTCTTTTTACTTCTACTGTTTTTACTTCTACTGGTATTATCTCCTGTAGACTGCTGCACCCTATCAGCAGACTTGCTAGGCTCAGTCCTGTTAAAATCTTCAAAGTTTTTAAATAGTTTTTTGACAGCATTGTTTATTCTCTTTTCTATAAGCATAGGCTTTTTCATACTAAGAGCAGTAAGGTCATGTTTACGTAGCTTAGTAATTAAAGTGTCTTTGTATTTAGTAGCTTCAATTAATTTTGCAGTAAGATTCTTGTTTAATCTTTCAAATCTTTCTTGATCTTCTTGAAGAACTTTAATGGTGTTGTCCTGTTGTTTCTTAGCCATTTCAAGTTTTACTGTATTTTCAGTAAGAGTTCTAATTTGATTTTGTGTAGTTATGTAATACTGATAACCACCATAACAAACTCCACCTACTAAAGAAACTATGGCTAATCCTGCATAAAGCTGTATCATTTCTTTTTACTCATAAAGGCAGTCGCACCAAAGTATGCAGACACACAACCTGCCATTCCAATGTAGAATAAAGAAAAAAGATCGCCAAGAGCTTTTATTCTAGCGTCAGGAAAGATAGGCATAAATACTAATATAGTGAATACTATCATAGAAACCATAGCAGTCCATGCCATTCTTCTTTGTGCATCCATTTTTTCATGCTGTTCTACAGCATTAGCTATTTCTAATTCTCTGTCAGACACACACCCATCATTATCTAAATCTAGTGGGTTGTATTTACTGTCTTGTTGTAGTTTCTTTTGTTCCACAATCAAACTCTATCGTATGTATAGGACCTTCAATATTTTTTCTCCAAAAGTTAACAAAGTTATTCATTCTTGGATAAGAAGGTGCAAGATCAAAAAACTGCCACACAAATTCTTGTAAAATATGTGGGTAGTCTGGCATATGATATGTGATGCGTATCATCACAGGTTCATTTGGTATTAAGTGTGTTTTCAATTTTTTCCTTTACCTGATTAGCAGCATTGTAAACATTTGCTCCTAATACATTTATTGTGTCTAATAACTTCTGTAACTGTTTATTGTCTGATTCATTTGGGGTAATAGCAGCAACCACTGAAAACCCTCCTATTACTGCAAACACACACACGACTAATATTACTAGTTCCATTATTCTTTCTCCTTTTTAATTCCAAACTTTTCTAGCTCAAGTTCTTTTACTTGTTTTTCAACTTTTTCTTGTTTTTTAATAGCTCCGGCCTCTGCAAGACTGATAGCTAATAAAGGTAAAAGCCTTGGGGTAATTCTTTCTAATAGTTCTATATCATTAGTTTCTATTAATTCTATTATGTCATCTACTAGTTTAGGGTCATCTAATATTTCTTTCATCATGCTTACATTTGTTTTTCTCATTTTTAGTAAAGCTATTTCCGTAGCAACGTAACGTGGACTGACAACACCCCTTGATATTGAATAGGCCCTAGATACAAGAGACTCAAGAGATAAACCACCGGGAGTAGTAATGTTGACTCCTCCTTCACGTAAATAGTCTTTTGAGTTTCTGTTTGTAGTTCTAAGATGTTCTGCTACTGCTTTTAGTGGG